TGTGGAACACCAGTAGGAAAAGCCCGAGCAAATCAGTTAGCAAACGGAGAAAATATAAGCGAAGAAACTATTTCAAGAATGGCAAGTTTTGCACGACACAAAGAAAACTCACAAAAGGAATTAGGTGACGGATGCGGACGTTTAATGTGGTTAGCTTGGGGTGGTGACGCTGGGATTGAATGGGCGCAAAGAAAACTCGAACAAATCAGAAATAAATAACAATGGAAAAAATGAATAACATTCTAAAAATGATTTCTAAAATGGAGTCAAACGCTAACGAAATTAAATTAAGTAAACACGAAGTTGAATTAGCTTTAGTGGACGATATTAAAAAGTTAAATGATTTAACAGAAACCGAGGCTAAAAAATTTGTAGATACATTTAAAAAGATATTTTCAGAATTAGATAATTGTATTAATGCTGGTGAAAAATATTATCAAAATGCTTCTAAATATGAGTCTTTATTAGTTGAAGTTGATAAGAAGTCAAAAGAATTAGGGTTAAATGCATTAGATAATCCAATTTACAAAAAAGCAAAAGAAATTTTAACACGATATGACATTAATGCAGTGTTTGAAAGAGTTCAAAATTTACGAAGATTAAAATAAATAAAACAAAATGGCGGAGAAAACAGTTAGCAAAGCAAGTCCTAAAGGAGGTCGTAGGGGTTGTCTATGTGATGACGGAACTTACTCAAAAAAATGTTGTGACGGAACTTTACACGCTCAAGGAATTGGAAAAACAGCAAGTGTAACACCTCAACAAGTAACGACAACTGATGTAAATGGAGTAAGGACAACAATACGTCAAAACGGATAAAAAAGTAACAGCATAATTTATTAATCGTTTAAAACATAACTATGAACACAAGAAAGACAGTTTACAACAAACTATTTAAAGAGGAAACTCAATTAGCTAAACACGAAGTTGAATTAGGTTCAATAGATAACTTGAATAAAGTTTTAGAAGAAATTAAAGGCGCAGGGAGAAATGTTGCAGCAACAGGTAGAAAATCGGTTAGTGCATTAGTAAATACAACCTTGCCAATAATTGATACAACAAGGAAAAAAATTGAACAAGCCCGAAAAGATTACGATTTAATTTCAAAACAAGCTAAAGATTTAGGGGTTGAAATTCCTGCAAATGTTACGGCAAATTTAAAAGAAGCAATAGCAGAAGATAGCGACTTGTTTGAACTAAGAAAAGCAATTGAAAAATTCGAATTAAGTTATTTGGATTTAACTGATAATTTTTAATAAATAAATAAAATGAACACAAATCAAATCTTAAACAAAGTTCGAACACTTTTAGGAATGGAAGTAAAGTTAGAACAAATGAAGTTAATGGACGGAGTAACAGTTATCGAAGCTGAATCATTCGAACCCGAAATGGAAGTTTTTGTAGTTACCGAAGATGAGCAAAAAATACCTTTGCCAGTTGGTGAGTATGAAATGGAAGACGGACGCATTTTAGTTATTGAAAACGAAGGTATCGTTAAAGAAGTGAAAGAGAAAATGGAAGAAGAAGTAGAAGTTGAAGAACCTGAAACAGAAACTGAAATAGAAGTAGAAGCGGAAAAAGAAACTACAGCACCAAAGAAAACTATCGAAAGCGTAGTTAAAGAAACTTTCTTTTCTGAAATAGAAGCGTTGAAAACTGAAAACGAAACTTTGAAAGCTGAATTAAGCGCATTGAAAAAAATGGAAGTAGAATTAAGCGAGGAGCCGAAGCCTATTTCATTCAATCCCGAAAACACGAACCCAGTTGAAAGAGTAAGATTAGCTTCTAAAAGACCTCATTCAATTATGGACAGCGTATTAAATAAACTAAACAAGTAATAATTTAAAAACAAAAAAAAAATGAGTACAACATTAATTTCAGTATCTAACGATGTATTGCGCCAAGTAGGTGTAATTGAAACATTGACAGGTGCAACAACTTTAACTGCTGAGGATAGCGGTAAAGTATTTATTCTTAATGCTGCTGCAGGAGCGCAAATTACATTACCTGCGGTTGCTGATGCAACGGGTCATTCTTATAAGTTCATCGTAGGAGCATTATTTGCAACTACTGCTTGGACTATTAAAGCGGCTTCAAACAAAATTCAAGGTGGTGTTATCGTAAACAGCACTAACGTACCTGCTGCTGATGAAAACACAATTACTTTTTCGGCTTCTGCTGACACAATCGGAGATTTCGTAGAATTAAATTGTGATGGTTCTAACTGGTATGTTTTCGGTCTTGGAACATCAGCTGGTGCAATTACATTAACTGTAGTATAATAAATTAAAAAATTAAAATAAAATGAGTACAACACAATCAATTTCAACTACTTACGCTGGCGAGTTCGCAGGTAAGTATATCGCTGCAGCTTTATTGTCTGCTCCAACTTTAGAAAAAGGCGGAATTACTATTATGCCTAACGTAAAGTACAAGCAAGTTATCAAACGAGTAGCTACTGATGACATTATTAAAAACGGAACTTGTGACTTTGACCCAACTTCAACTGTAACACTTACTGAGAAAATTTTGCAGCCTGAAACATTCCAAGTTAACCTACAACTTTGTAAAACTGACTTCCGTTCAGATTGGGATGCTATCCAAATGGGTTATTCTGCGTTTGACGTATTGCCTAAATCTTTTGCTGATTTCTTAATTGCTCACGCTGCTGAGAAAGTTGCTGCAGGAATGGAAACTTCTATTTGGCAAGGTGTTAATGCAACTGCTGGACAGTTTGCAGGTATTATGACACAATTAGACGTAGACGCTGCTCTGCCTGCAGGTCAAAAAATCGCAGGTACAACTGTAGACGCTACTAACGTTATCGCTCAATTAGGTTCAATGATTGACGCACTTCCTGCTGCATTGTACGGAAAAGAAGATTTAACCCTTTATGTTTCTTCTAACATCTATAGAGCGTATGTTCGTGCATTGGGTGGTTTTGCTGCTAACGGTGTAGGTGCTAATGGTTATGATAACAAAGGAACTAACCAAACTTTGAACGACCTTTATTTTGACGGGGTTCGTATTTTCTTAGCTAACGGACTTGCTTCTAACACGGCTTTACTTGCTCAAACTTCTAACTTGTATTTTGCTACAGGATTGATGAATGATATGAACGAAGTAAGAGTTTTGGATATGGGTGACCTTGACGGTTCTCAAAACGTAAGAGTAGTTATGCGATTTACTGCAGATGCTAAATATGGTTTCGCTTCTGACGTAGTTACTTACGGAATCTAATCTAACTATAAATTAATCGAGGGTGGTGAAATAAACGCCACCCTTTTTTGTTTAACATTAAAAAAATAAAAATATGAGCTGTGATATAGCAAATGGGCGATTAGAAGCCTGTAAAGATGGCGTTTCAGGACTGGACGCTATCTATTTTATTAACTACGGAGAATTCAACCCTGACGCTACAACTTTGGGTGGAGACGTTCTTTATTCAACAAGTGCAGGATATGAAGACACGATTTCAGATATTGCTAACGTTACTACTATTTATAAATATGAATTGAAGGGTGCTAACTCTTTTGAGCAAACAATACAAACTTCAAGAGATAACGGAACTACATTTTTTGAGCAAGTTTTAACCGTTCAATTAAAGAAGCAAGACGCTATAACACACAAAACTGTTAAATTGTTATCTTATGGACGTCCTCACATTATTGTAAGAACAAAAGGAAACCAATTTTTTATAGCAGGTTTGCAAAGAGGTTGTGATGTGACTGCGGGAACTGTATCAAGCGGGGCGCAGATGGGTGATTTTAATGGTTATAATTTGACATTCACGGGCATGGAAAATTTGCCTGCTAACTTCTTAAACACAAATAGTGAAAGCGACTTGGCTTCAACTATTTTGAACGGAGCAACAATTGTAGATTCTTAGAAATTTCTTTTCTCCAAGCATAGATTAACCCTGCCTAAATTGGTGGGGTTTTTTGTTTTTAGAAACAAGAACACGAAACAAACGTTTATATTATATGAACGTTTTAACAACAACTTTAAGCCCTCAGCCATTGGTTATCGTGCCACGTTCTACAACGTTTGACACATTGATTTTTACGGACGATAGCACAAACGACCCAGTTACAATAAACATCGATAGCGTAGTGGATAAAGATTACTACCAAATCTTAAACGTTGAGTGTGCTTTAATAGAAAACCGCTTTTATAATGTTGAATTATTTAACAACGGAAATTTAATTTATAGGGGTAAGGTATTTTGTACCGACCAACCAATAGTAAGTTTCTCAGTTAATAATGGTCAATATGTAAGTAATTCGACAACAAACACTTTTATAGTTTATGAATAATTTTCACGTTATAAATTTAGCAAAATACGAACCACCTCAAGTAGTAGAATCAAAGAGGGAAGATTGGGTTACTTATGGTGATGCAAATTCTTATTTTACTTTTTTGATAGATAGATACAAAAATTCAACAACCAATAACGCAATTATAAACAATATAAGCCGTTTAATTTACGGACGTGGGTTATTTGCTTTAGATGCTAATAGAAAGCCAAACGAGTACGCTCAAATGATGGCTTTATTTAATCAGGATTGCTTACGAAAGTTATGTTTTGAATTAAAGGCTTTAGGACAATGTGCAATACAAGTTCATTACGACAAATCACATAAAAAAATTCTAAAGGCTTATCACATTCCAGTTCAATTATTAGCACCTGAAAAGTGCAATAAAGACGGAGAAATAGAAGCGTATTATTATTCTGATAATTGGGAAGATGTTAAGAAGTATGCACCTAAACGAATTAGTGCTT